GGTGCCTGCTATTGCAAAACTACACTATGTGTGTCACTCAACGACAGAGTGAACCGCTCGAAGCCCAACCGATGTTGGGAAGTCGCAACGATGCCGGTCTTCCGAAAAAGCGGAAGATATGGAAACGGCGTTGTTACGCGCTCGATTGGCACAATACGGAGCAAAAAGTCCCCAAACTGTGCACACTGATGCAGGATGGCAAAGCAGCCTACTGCCGGTCTTGTTTCGATGCTTTCCAAACGCTTGGTCTGTGGCGATCATTACACGAATCTTTCGGTATGATTTCCACTGACGCGTCTGAAGAGGCCCTTGCGAAGGAGTTTCACCTCTTGCACTATCACGCAGTGAATCGTTCTTTACTTCCATTTTTGAAGTATAAAACGTCTGCGAATTGTGCATGGGGGTTGGACGACACACCACCTGTGTGTCCGAGCATTCCGGGTTCCGATTCTCCACATCTTGTGGGCGGTACCTATTATGCATTCTCCCAACGCATGAAGCGCCAAGACATTAAGTTACGTCTTTGTTTCTTTATGTCCGTGCTAATGTTGAAGAAAGGTCTCCCCAGACCCACAAAAGAAGATTGTCGTGATGCCGTTGTCAAGGCATATTCCACGATGACTACTCCTGTGGTCCGGAAAGATGGCGATGAAAAGAAGATTCGCCTTGTTGGACATTACTTGAATAAAGTGTGTATAAAGCTATTTGGTTCCACTAAAATTGATTGGGACCGGATATCCATGCGATGGCCCTCGACTTCTGCGCACCATAACTGGTCGCGTAAGGAGCAGGGTGCCCTCGGTGCAATCCGCCAGGCTGGGTTAATGCCGGCCGTTCGCTTGCTCGTCTTACGAGCTCGCGACGACTGGTGCCTACCTGAAGAGTGGGGGCGTGACACGGAACTCGTTGTCGACGCCACCGCCCTTGAAGAAGGTCAGCGACGATTAGTTGAGGCAGCGCTCTGCGAAAAGCCTCTCTGTTCTCCGCAGGCCCTTCCGGAACCGTTAAAGATACGGGTTGTTACCGCGGGACCGCCACTGACGTACAGTGCGTTGGCACCCATCCAGAAGATTCTTCACCGTGTGACGGCAAACGATCCGCGTTTCGCGATCGCTAAGCCGTTAGATGGTTCCCAAATCTTCCGTTTGTTGGGTGATCTACTACCTGGAAATAAGTGGTTAAGTGGTGATTATAAAGCTGCTACAGACAATCTGGCTAAGGAGCTCTCAGAGCTCGCTGTAAACGCCGTGGCTAAAGCATTGAAGATGCCACCTGAATATCATACGCTGCTAATGCGCGCGATGACTCAGCATGTTTATACTTACGATAGGTCCTTCAAAGGAGAGAAGGACTGGGCCCCTGAACTGCCGCAACTCCGCGGCCAGCTCATGGGATCGCCGGTGTCATTCCCCTTTCTGTGTCTGGCAAACTTTGCACTCATTTGGTGCAGCGTCTTTCCTACTCTCGAATTCGAGAAGGTTCGATGCATCGTCAACGGTGACGACTGTTTGTTTCAGGCCAGTGAAGATGACAAGCGAAAGTGGGAGTCGATGGCTGATGCCGTCGGCCTCACTCCCAGCGTGGGTAAATGTTACTATAACGAAAGATTTATGGTGATTAACAGCGAGACCTATCTCATCGATGATGGCTATGCCCGCCCGGCTAACTGGAGCGGTCCTGAACGAATCCCGTTTATGAATTACGGCTTGATTCTCGGACTTAAACGTTCTGGCGATCGGGAAACGTCCTGCGAAGCAGACGACGATCCGACCTCTAACACTATTGGTGCGCGCTGTCGCGCATTGATACGTGATTGGAAAGATTATAGTTTGTGTGGACGTGACGCGGAAAGCTACCTTGTCGACATGTTTCTCGACTTCAATCAGTCAGTTCTACCTGCACGGGTCCCCCTTCATGTTTCTGAAGCATGGGGCGGGCTGGGCATCCCTGAGACTGTTGAACGCCGTTTGGCCGCGTGGAAACGCTGGGACAATCCTGTCCCCGGCGCCATTAAGCGGAGACCATGGTCCGACATTGATCGATTGCGTCCCTTGATTCGAAAGGATATGGAACGACGCGCTAAGCTGGAGGTGGATAGTTTGTACAGTGGAAGATCGCCTGACGACCGTGAGGTTGTCAAACTCAAGACGAAGATTGCTGTGTCTGCGCATCAGCGCGCACAGCAGGCCCTTTCTGATTACGGACGTCGGTTCTCTGACGTACCCGATGATATTACTGCGTACCAATGGTTCTCGCTTGACGAGATTATTGAGGAGAAGGAAATCGTTGGGGAGCGGCTCACCGCAGCGTGGGACGCACTTCCGGAACAGGCAACTTGGCTGACGCCCGCCGAGTTTCACCACTACCTCTACTTTTCGCCGTTGAAGCGCCGTTTGCGCGTCAACGTGTCTGTAGGGGAGCGGGATTGGGACATCCAAAGACCTCCGATCTTTTCGGATGACGTCATTGAGAATGGCCGTTGCGTGGAAGCTTGGGAAAGCCTTTTCCCTGGGGTTTCTTTGACCCCCGTCGTGGCCACGACGTTAAATAAAGGCTGGTAATGGGATGCTAGACATTATACGCCCGGTTTGGACGGTTTCGAGCCCGTTCAGGCCCGCGGTATATTAGCTATTTCTGCTCTAGTATGAGTGGTAGCTACTGGTATGGTTAGCGATTAAGTGAAGAAGGTAAATCTGAAAGCTAATTTTAACGAAGTAATTTCTGCGAAGGTTTAAAGCGTGGGATAAGGAGATGGGATAAGTAATCTTAAATCTAGGTTATGTAGTCCTTGACCAATAGTGCCCTCCACCCTCAGATTGATCTCGTTCTAACATATTCGGCG